TGAAAAAAGAGTTCTATCTTCTGCATCATTGCCGGATCGTCACTGAAGACTCCCCAGGCGAGCACAATTATGGGCGCCGAAATAATTATAAGAACGATTTCGTCCTTAAAATCGTTATCTCGCGATTCTAAAAGTTTGCCCTGGTAAGATTCCTCACCTCGCGCCATGCGCTCGGCGTGCATCAAAGCTGCATCTGACATTGCGGCTTTTGTCTTCTGTCTATTTTGATAAATATGACTCCCGGTTTTGAGAGCCATCCTCGCTAGACCAAACCACATATTAGAACCAGGTTGCTGTTTGTTTTCTAGCTTTGCCTGTTCCTTGAACAGTTACTTTATCACCAGTAGCAATTCTAGCTGATCGTCCTCTTATACTGGTCTTTCCTCTCGGATCTATTATTAGATTCTGAGAAGGAATTCCAATCTTTTCGGATTTTCCTAACGGTGCTTGTTTTTTTATTGTCATATTTTTCTCCTAGGTTTGTATATACTATGACTTAGGACCTTTCAAGGTCTTCACGTCTTTAGCCTTCATTCTATCTGAAGTCAACTTAACATCAGCAGATATCAATGATTTCTCAATTGCTGTGTCTGCTCTTAATTCAGCTAACTCTTCATTCTGATCAAGTTTATCATCAGTTATCTCACGATTCTGAACCAGTTTAGCTTTATCTAAATTAATTCTATTTTGATCTTCCTTCATTTTTCTCTCTGCATCCATAGCTTTTAAATCAATTTCTCTTTGTTTTAATTTAAGTAATGGATCATGATCAAATTGAGAAGTAATTGTTTTTTCTTCCCTCATAAATTCTTCAGTCATATCTGCAATCAATATCGCTTTTCTAGCTTCTATCTTTTGAGAGATTTGTTGAAGCTGCTGTTTAATCTGAGGATTCTGAACAGCCGCCTGTTGCATTTGTGGTAACATTTGCATTTCTTGTGGGAATTCTAATTGAACTTGTTCCTGAGCCATTAATGATATGTGCTCCATAATATTTTTTTCTAAGGATGCAGTAATGCTAGGATTGTTTCTAACAAAGTTACTTGCCATGAAATTTAAGTGAGCCGTTACATGAGCTCTATGGTCTTGACCAGGAAACGCTTGAAAAGGTTTCATAGCCATTGCATCAATATGCTCGATCGCCGGATCTTTTGGTTGATTAGGTGGTGGAGGTGGTAATACTCTATCTATATCTTTTATTCCTAAAGCTTCATACATTTTTCTATAACACATATACATATTGTGCATTTGTGGATTAGACATTGCTAACTGTAACTCTGTTTGAGCTAAAGTAATTCTTTGTGTCATTGAAAATATATTTGGATCAGCGACAGGTAGAATATCTACTCTGTCATCAAAATCTTTAACTTTAATATTTCTTTGTCCTCCTACTACATCGTAGGGATATTCAGCAGGCAAATATGTTTTAAATACTCCTGCAAGTAATTTAAATTCATTTTTTAAAGATACATACAGTCTTTTATGGATTGCTGACATTACCCTTGAACCACGTTCTAAAAGAGCTACGGTC